GAAGAAAATGACGAAGCTATACAACCACCAGCTGGTGATGCCGCAGGCGAAATGAGAAGTGTTGGCATTAGCAGTGCAGGAATTTCGGCAGATATAGCAGGAGCAGAAGATCAAGCAAGTGTTGAAGAAGGCGGCGCAGAAGGTGCACCAGCAGAAGGAACACCACCAGATACAGCAACAGGAGATGCAGGAGCAGTACCGCAAGGTGCAACTGATACGCCTCCAGCATAAATATACATATGATACTGAGAGAACTATTTTATTACGATAAAGAAACACTTGAACCTGTACAAAATGACAGGTACGAACCTCAGTATGACGATTCAATAGTTGATTTAGATGATACCCGGCAAACACGATTGACATTACGTCAAATAAATCGTGCCAGAAAGGCTAGCGAACTACATACTAAAGAAAAGGCCAACGAGCTTGACTTAGTAAGACAAATGTACGGAATCGCGGCACAAGCTCAGGCGGCCGGAGTATGATAATTGGCGAAAATAGATAAGACACAGTATTCCAAAGAACAATGGAAAATAGTAAGAGAAGAACGCAGGCGAGCAAAAGCCAAGAATAATCTTCCTGAACAACTTTCTACATCACCACAAATTAAAGAAAATAACGATATAGCTTTTGTTATAGGTAATGGTATTTCAAGAGACGGTATAGAATTAGAAGCATTAAGTAAGATAGGAAAAGTATATGCTTGTAATGCAGTTTATAGAACTTTTAAACCAGACTATCTAGTAGCCGTAGACGTTAAAATGGTATTAGAAATTAACAAGCACAAGTATCAATACCATAACGAAGTTTGGACTAACCCTAACAAAGCCTATAATGCAATGAAGCATCTACATTTTTTTCAGCCTAGCAAAGGGTGGAGTTCAGGACCAACAGCATTATGGTTAGCGTCAACACATGGGTACAGTAGAATATATATTTTAGGATTTGATTTTAGAGGATTAAACAACGGAGTAAAATTTAATAATTTATATGCTGACACTCCTAACTATAAAAAATCCGAAGATGGTGCTACATTTTTTGGTAATTGGTTGCGCCAAACTAAAGCTGTAATTAAGGAAAATCCACAAATAGACTTTGTAAGGGTAATAGCACAAGATAACTACTGTCCCGAAGAACTAAATACCTTTAACAACTACAAAATACTTGTTAAACAAGAATTTAAACAAATTTTTGAACTTTCTTAGCGATTTTTTCCAAAATTGCGGGTTTTTCACCTATTATAGCATAGTTTTTCCCAAATAGTGTAAATATAGTATATGACAGCCTTACCTAATAGGTAAATTTAACATTTATAGGAGATGAAAATGGCAGATAATAAATTCCAAGAAATGCTTGAGCATCTTGTGAACGAAGATCGCGAAAAAGCAGAAGAAATCTTCCACGATATTGTGGTAGAAAAATCCAGAAAGATTTACGAGAATCTTCTAGCAGACGAAATGAAAGAAGATGACGAGGAAAACGTAGACGAAGCATCTAAAGATGAAGAAGTTGACGAAGCGTCTAAAGACGAAGAAGTAGATGAAGCATCTAAAGACGAAGAAGTAGATGAAGCTTCTAAAGACGACGAAGACGTAAAAGAAGACTTTGATCTTGATGAATTCGAAGTAGAACCAGCAGTTGAAGGCGGAGACGACATGGACATGATGGGCGGAGATCCAGCTGACGACATGGAAGGCGACATGGAAATGCCAGGCGAAGAAGGCGACATGGATGCTGAGCCAGAAGGTGATACTGAAGAAAGAGTTGCTAACCTCGAAGACGAGTTAGAAGATCTTAAAGCAGAGTTCGAAGAGTTACTAGCTGACAAAGAAGGCGGTGACGAAGACATGGGCGATGAAGAAGATATGGGCGACGAAGAAGGTGATATGGATGCTGAAGAAGAATCCTTTGAGCCTGCTGAAGAAGTAGTTGCTACAGAAGAAACTGACGATGAAGTAGAAGAAAATTCTAACAAATCGGCGGCGGAGCAGATGAGAGAATATGTCGAAAAAGTTGCGGCACCGTCAAATAATGACACTGCTGACAATAAAAAGTCAACAGTTGCTGGCAAAAACGACATGGGAGGCACTGCTTCAAACTTGGCACAAGGTGGAGAAGGCGAAACCAAAGGAACAGCTGGTGGATTAGCAAATCCTAGCACTAAAGAAGAAAATGCTGGAAATGTTAACGTACCAGGTGGAAAAGCTGGTAAGTCTATGAAAGCTATGCCAAAAGGCCATGGATCTGAGAAAAAAGGTGCTGGCGAAACAGCTGACAATAAAAAACCAATTATTGGCGGCTAATTGTAAGGAATGAGGAAATTGAACTTACTTAGGGAACATTTGACTTTTGACCAGGCGAAAGTAGTCGTCGAGAATGCCAACGAAGGAAAAGACTTGTATATGAAGGGCATTTGTATACAAGGCGGAGTACGCAACGCAAATCAGCGTGTGTATCCTGTAAATGAAATTGGCAGGGCTGTCAAAACTCTCAATGACCAAATCCAAGGCGGGTACAGTGTTCTTGGTGAAGTTGATCATCCAGAAGGACTTACAGTAAACTTAGACCGTGTATCACACATGATCACAGAAATGTGGATGGATGATGCAAACGGTTACGGGAAGCTAAAAATTTTACCGACTCCGATGGGACAACTAGTTAAAACAATGCTGGAAAGCGGAGTTAAACTAGGTGTTTCATCGAGGGGTTCTGGTAACGTTTCAGAAGACGGATCCGGTCAAGTATCGGATTTTGAAATAATTACAGTGGATGTGGTAGCACAACCAAGTGCTCCAGGAGCATATCCCACACCGATATATGAGCATTTGATGAATGCACGTGGAGGCTACAAGGCATACGAACTAGCACAGGCTACAAAAAATGATAATAAGGCACAGAAATACTTAAAAGAATCGTTGGTTAATTTGATCAACCGACTCCAATAAAAGGAGAATAATAATGTTGGATGCACTAAAAACTTTGTTCGAAAATGATGTAGTTTCCGCAGAAGTGCGTCAAGAAATCGAAGAAGCGTGGGAAGCAAAGATTAAGGAAAACAAACTTGCTGTAACCGCTGAACTTCGTGAAGAGTTTGCTCAAAAGTACGAACATGACAAAAACGTTATGGTCGAAGCAGTTGATAAGATGGTTACGGATCGTTTAGAGTCAGAAATGGCTGAATTAAATGAAGACCGTAAGCAACTAGCAGAAGCAAAAGCAAAATATGCTGTAGCTATGCGTGAAAATGCAACTATGCTTAAATCTTTTGTAGCAGATGCTTTAGCTAAAGAAGTTAAAGAATTACACGAAGACCAAAAAGGCATGGCGAGTAAATTCAAAATGCTTGAAGATTTCGTTGTAGACTCACTTGCAAAAGAAATTGCAGAGTTCCAAACAGATAAAAAAGACCTAGCAGAAACTAAAGTTAGACTAGTTAGAGAAGCTAAGGGACATTTTGAGAAGTTGAAATCCAAGTTCATTGAAAAAAGTGCAGATAAAGTGTCTGGTATTGTTGACAAAGTTCTTAATCAAGAAATTCGTCAGCTTAAAGAAGATATTGAAACTGCAAGAAAGAATGATTTTGGACGTAGATTGTTCGAAGCATTTGCTGTCGAGTACGGCAACAGCTATTTAAATGAGAAGAGTGAAACATCAAAACTCATGCAAGTAGTAGAATTAAAGGATAAGCAACTAGCTGAAGCAAAAAATGCTATCAAAGAAAAAGAAGTTTTAGCGGAGTCTAAAGACGCTGAAATTGCTAAGATGGCTGACTCAGCAAAGAGAAATCAAGTAGTTGCGGAGTTAACAGGTCCTTTGAGCAAAGATCAAAAAGAGATTATGATCGATTTACTGGAAAGCGTCAAAACTGACAGATTAAAATCTGCGTTTGACAAGTACCTACCGGCAGTTATAGACGGTAAAACTCCAGAGAAGAAGGCAATTATTACAGAAGGCAAAGAAGTTACAGGCAATAGAGAAACACATGATAGTGACAATGCAAGACAATCGAATGTTATTGACATTCAAAGACTTGCAGGATTAAAATAAGGAGAAACCAAATGTCAGAACTATTAGAAAGTCGCTGGCAGGATACGAAAACTGCACTTCTTGAAGGCCTTCAAGGCACCAAGAAAGCCGTTATGGGTACGACTCTTGAAAATACACGCAAGTATTTGTCAGAGGCGTCAACTAGCGGTGCAACTTCTGCCGGTAATGTTGCAACTCTTAACAGAGTTATTCTACCAGTTATCAGACGTGTTATGCCAACAGTTATTGCAAACGAAATTGTTGGTGTTCAACCGATGACTGGCCCAGTGGGTCAAATCCACACACTTAGAGTTCGCTATGCGGACACTAACGATGCTACAGGTTCAGCTAACGACGTTACAGCTGGCGATGAAGCGTTATCACCTTTCAGAATTGGCCAAGCCTATTCAGGTGATGGAACTGCAGGTAAAGCATCTGCTACTGCGGGATTAGAAGGCGCGGCTGGTAACAGACTAAGCATTCAAATCTTAAAGCAAACAGTCGAAGCAAAAACCAGAAAGCTATCAGCTCGCTGGACTTTTGAAGCGGCTCAGGATGCACAATCACAGCACGGAATTGATGTTGAAGCTGAAATTATGGCGGCTTTAGCACAAGAAATTACTGCTGAGATTGACCAAGAAGTTCTTACTAGCTTACGTACACTAGCAGGTACAGCCGCTGAAACTTATGATCAAGCGGCGGTTTCAGGTACAGCTACTTTCGTTGGTGACGAACATGCCGCATTGGCAGTTCAAATCAACAGAGTTGCAAACTTGATTGCTCAGCGTACAAGAAGAGGTGCAGGTAACTATGCAGTTGTTAGCCCATTTGCGTTAACAATTCTACAATCTGCTACAACTTCTGCGTTTGCTAGAACAACTGAAGGTGCTTTTGAAGCTCCAACAAACACAAAATTCGTTGGTACATTGAACAATGCAATGAGAGTTTATGTAGATTCTTATGCAGGTGATGGTACAGGCGTACTTGTCGGATACAAAGGTTCAAGTGAATCTGATGCGGCGGCATTTTACTGCCCATACATTCCGTTGATGTCAAGTGGTGTTGTGTTGGATCCAAGTTCATTCGAACCAGTCGTATCATTTATGACACGTTATGGTTACGTTGAGCTTTCAAACACAGCTTCATCTCTTGGTAACGCGGCAGATTATGTTGGCTTAGTAGATATTACTAACGGCAACGTATCTTTCAGCTAATATCATTAGATAGACGATTTAAAATAGGCCCTTCGGGGCCTATTTTTATGACTGAAGGATTTATATGAGTTATTCTAAGGAAGTTATAGATCATTATGAAAGACCACGTAATGTTGGTTCTCTGGACAGTAGCGATGATAGTGTTGGCACTGGTATTGTTGGCGCTCCAGAGTGCGGTGATGTAATGAAATTACAAATAAAAGTAGACAAAGATAAAATAGTTGACTGCAAATTTAAAACTTTTGGGTGTGGTTCTGCTATTGCTAGTTCTTCTTTGGCTAGCGAATGGATATTAAATAAAACTATTGACGAAGCAGAAAAAATACAAAATACTGATATAGTAGAAGAGCTTAGTTTACCTCCTGTAAAAATACACTGTTCAGTACTAGCAGAAGATGCAATTAAAACTGCTATAGGTGATTACAAACAAAAACAACATCATCGTATTACAGACCTAAGAGGCGGTATGTGAAAAACCGTGACTTTGTTTTGGAAACTATATACGAAAAGAAAACAGACAAAGGAATAGTCTGGCTTGTTAAGATAAAAAACAAAAAAAATAATATTTTGGTAAAATAAAGGTTGACTTTTATAGTAAAGATGCTATATTAGTAACATAAGCAACAAAAGAGTAATTAACTTTTGTTTATTAGTGCAAGGAAGAGGCGTTTACCAGAGCGTCGAACTTGGCTAATTAGGGGTGGTACCCAGGCTTGGTAGTAGAAATACGCTGAGTCACATCGCTCTACCGAGCGGAATTAGGCTCCCTGGATTTGAGAATGGCATCTCGGTCGAGGGGTTGGAGGTATAACCGAGTCCTCCCTATAATTGCTTATTTTCGGAAAAGGCGCTTAGGCGTCTTTTCTTTTGACTGCATACTAATCATTACAATAAGATAAATATAATTGTCATAGAGATATTTGGAACCTCTAGGGCATTAGAGGACTTATGCGGTACCCGCCGCGTAGACCTAGAACGTCAAAATAAGGAG